ATAATTCTCCATATATGCTTTTATAGGAGGTTACTGAATGACTGATTTTTTTCGTAATATTGTCAAAGAACTAAACGACGAGAATACACATGTTGCAGCTGACGGACTGGGCTCTAGTGAGTTTAGCGATACTATTGATACCGGCTCTTATATTTTTAATGCCGCTCTTTCTGGCTCCATTTTTGGTGGTGCCCCAAATAATAAAGTACTTGCGCTCGCTGGTGAAAGCGCTACAGGAAAAACCTTCTTTGCTCTGGGTATGGTTCGGCGTTTCCTCAGTGATAATCCCACTGGTGCTGTTTTCTACTTTGATACTGAAGCTGCTGTTACAAAGTCCATGATGGAGGAACGAGGCATTGATGCAGAGCGCGTCATCGTCTCAGAACCTGACACTATTCAAAAGTTTCGGCATACAGCTATCCAGATCTTGGACAACTATGCTAAAGCTGATGCTGATGATCGCCCTCCCATGCTCATGGTTCTTGATTCTCTCGGTCAGCTATCAACCACGAAAGAGGTTGAAGATACTACAGAGGGTAAAGAGACTCGTGACATGACTAAGGCTCAGCTTATCAAAGCCACATTCCGTGTACTAAATCTCAAACTTGCAAAAGTCAATGTTCCAATGATTATTACCAATCACGTCTATGATGTTATCGGTTCATATGTGCCGATGAAAGAGATGGGTGGTGGTTCTGGCCTCAAGTATACAGCATCACAGATTGTGTTTTTATCCAAAAAGAAAGACAAAGACGGCAAGGATGTTATCGGTAATATCATTCGGTGCCGGATGATTAAGTCTCGCTTTACTAAAGAGAACAAAGATGTTGAAGTGAAACTAAGTTATAGCACTGGACTAGACAGGTATTATGGGTTGCTTGATCTTGCCGAAAAATATAATATCATTAAAAAGGTCAGCACTCGATACGAACTTCCCGATGGTAGAAAAGTTTTTGGCAAAGCAATTAATGAAAAACCATCTGACTACTTCACGGATGATATACTACAGCAACTCGAAGATGCAGCTCGTAAAGAGTTCATGTATGGTCAAACTGATAGTGAAGTAATCGATTTAGAAGAAGAGAGTGAAGATGTCGCAGTTGCAGTATGATGTTCTATTCGATGAAAATGTAGATGAAAAGCTAGCAAGAATCAAATTGACAGATGATAAATTTTGTGGTATAGTATACAGATATGATGTGGTATCATTTCAAGAAAGTGAAAATGATGAAGCCACACTAAAATTTGATTATGAAATTCTAGAGTCACCAGATAACATTGACCTAGATTCATTGACAGAAGAAGATCACTCTCAATTTGAGACCACACTCGGCGACATCTTAGTTGAAATCATAACGGAGGCTACATCTAGTGAGAATAGAGCAGACGATACTGGCAAATCTAATCTTTGATGAAGACTATGCAAGGAGAGTCTTACCATTTATCCAAATTGAGTACTTTCAAGATCACACTGAGCAGATCCTGTTTCAGGAGATTGATAAGTTCGTAACAAAATATAATGGCTTGCCTACCAAAGAAACTCTACTCATTGAGATTAATAAAAAAGAATCCGTACCAGAGCAGACATTTAAGAGTCTGATTGAATATATAGATCAGCTCTCATTCGAGAAAAAGGACCCCACATGGCTGACTGATAATACAGAGAAGTTCTGTCAAGAACGAGCTGTATATAATGCAATCATGGAGTCTATTAACATCATTGATGGTAACTCTAAGACTTATAATAAGGAGGCCATTCCATCCATTCTCGCTGAGTCACTAAGTGTGTCGTTTGACAATCATATCGGCCATGACTTCATTGAAAATGCAGATGATCGATATGAATTCTATAATCGAGTCGAGGATAGAATACCATTTGACATTGAGTACATGAATAAGATAACCAAGGGTGGTTTGCCAAATAAAACTCTCAACGTACTGCTTGCTGGTACTGGTGTCGGTAAAACTTTAGCAATGTGTCACTTTGCCGCATCCAATTTACTAGATGGCAAGAATGTCTTGTATATTACTCTTGAAATGGCAGAAGAAAGAATTGCTGAGAGGATTGACTCAAATCTACTCAATATCCCACTCGATGAACTACAGGGTTTTCCGAAAAAGATTTACGACGACAAGATCAATCGTCTCAAGAAAAAAACTACTGGGAAACTCATCATCAAGGAGTTTCCAACTGCAACTGTTGGATCAGGTCATTTTCGTCACTTGCTGAATGAACTGAGTCTCAAAAAAAACTTCAGACCAGATGTTGTCTACATTGACTATATCAACCTATGCACTTCCAGCAGATTAAAATACGGATCCAATGTCAACAGCTATACCTATATCAAGTCTATTGCCGAAGAGCTTCGAGGTTTGGCCGTTGAAAAAAATCTGCCAATTATCAGTGCTACACAGCTGAATAGAACAGGTTTCACTAACAGTGATCCTGGTCTTGAAGATACTTCAGAGTCGTTTGCTCTACCAGCAACGGTCGACTTTATGTGTGCTTTGATCTCAACTGAAGAGATGGAGCAACTTGGTCAGATTATGGTAAAGCAACTCAAGAATCGCTACAATGATCCATCTATCCACAAACGATTTGTTGTCGGTGTGGATCGAGCAAAGATGAGGCTGTTCAATGCAGAGCAGTCTGCTCAAACTAATATTGTAGATGATCGTCCAGTTATGGACAAAGCGGAATTTGGTCAGCGCTATGACGAAGAGGAAAACATGAAGTGGATGACCAAAAAGGCTGGGAAAAAAGACTTTAGTGTTCTGTTCAATTCATAGGAGTAAAGAGTGAAACATATAGAATTATGGATAATGGAAGAGGGTGAACTCGGTATAGGTGGTACTGCTACTGCCGGCAATATATCAATACGTGAGTTTGAGGATGGTGAGTGGGTTGGAGGATGCTATGCGTCTTTTGACAATCTAGTCGATAAAGTAAAGGAAGCACTGTGTGATGTATGAAGTTCGTAAAGCTGGAAATGTATATCGGGTCTACGATAAGGCAAATGAGATTTATGTATGCCATACAAGGGATGAGGATAAAGCAAATCTGTACGCGAGTGACAAGCTGAGATACAGCTCGTTCGAGGGGAGCATTCCTAGTTTTTTTGTTCAAGATCTGGAGTTCGGCATCAACCTAGATAAAAAAATGTAGAAAAATGCTAAGTGTTTGATATGTAACAAAACTTTTTTTAAAAAAAGTGTTTACATACCTTGAAGTACCTGTTAGTATGTACATATGATGATTGATAAGGAGACTTCAATGGATTACACCTACACCACGATGATTGACGTCCTCAAGCGGATCGCAGAGGATAGCAGCCCTCTCCACATCCACCGTCAGCTCAAGCGGCTGACCTCCGATGAGAGGCGTAAGGTACGTGATCTCATGAAATATGTCGAGATGGAAATCACCGACATCGAGTATGACGAACTTTTCAAGGAGACTGCATAATGGCTATCACACTGATCGATACCGAAGCTTCTGTTAGCGGTACCTCGCTGGTGGGTTACATCAAGACCAACTATAACGATCTCGTCGAAGTTTTCGGTGAGCCTCGTTACACCAGCAGCGGCGATGATAAGGTTACCGCTGAGTGGAACCTCGAGTTTCTCGTTGATGATGAGTATGTTACAGCCACGATCTACGATTGGAAGCTCGGTCATACGCCTTATCGTACATACGACTGGCACATCGGTGGTTTCTCCACTCAAGCCGCTCACGTAGTTGCAAAATACATGAAGGATGCAAATGCAGAGTGATTTCTTTCTTGGAGTGTTGGTGGGAGTCTCGATGACTCTCACCACCTATGCAATACTTGTACTGAGAGTTTGGTAAATGATCGACGTAGACATCACAGGTGGTCTTAAAAAAGACCGTGAACTTGCTAGCGAGGTTGTCTGGTGGTGTATGGATATGCTGATGCCTCGACACCGCTCTATGGGTATCACCTTGGAGTTCAAAAAGACATTTGAGGAAGGTGCCCAAGGTTTCTGTTATCAGGGCGATGATGATCGTGATTTGTATATCGATATAGATCAACGACTGAGTCGTTC